CAAGCAAAACCCTACGGAAGATTATTACATTTCAATGACGGGTACTTTTAAACGTATCAATAAAGAAGGGATGGTGGTTTAATGCCTAAACATTTCTTGGAAATAAAGCCAGCGATCCCCCCTGCAACAAGGCAAAAGATAGAGGCTGTTTTAAGGTCTGAAGGGTATCACGTTCATGGAGGGGGCACGGTCATGGACCTGTCTTCTTCTGATGTGTCATTTTCAAAAGAAGATGAGGGGAAGGCGTAATGAAGGAAGAGGTATGACGGATTCCAAACAGTCCGGGATGATATGGCAACTGGGGGGTCTTTCGGGAGAACAAGCCGTAAACGATACTATATATCCATGGGTTAGCTGTGGTTACAGGGTTATTGACAATCAGGTCGAATGGTATGAAGAGAAGATATATCCCACTGTCTTGTTAGTCGAAACGGGGGTGGTTGCATAATGCCACTGCTGGGGCGTAAGATAGAGGGCACGTGCAAGAAGTGTAATAAGGATTTTGCATACACAAGAAGCGGCTTTTTCAAGCAAAAACCCCAAACGCGCTTATGCCCTAAATGTTACAAGATGTTTCTTAATTACCGACATGAATCAGACATTAAACTTAACAAATTGTATAGAGAGTCAGTCGGAATTTACCCACATTTCTTTTCTCTTGAGGATATTGGATGGGGCGAAGAGGGTTTTATGAACTGTAGTGAAGCGAGAGTATAAAATGAAGTAACAATAAAATCAGGGTTCAGACCCAAAGCCTGGCCGGGCTGAGGACTGACAACGAAACAACGAAGGGCGCAGGTAAGTGCTTACCCACTTATTTCCGCCCTTTTTGTTTGCCCTGAAAGGATAAATCAATGCCTAACTTTGACGACAAATGGAACCTAACGAGCATCCCTCCCAAAGGTGACAAGGATGTCCCGGACTTCGCTTTCAATCTCTTCGAGATAGCACGGATTGAAAAGGAGCGGCTTGGTAAGCCTGGAGACTTCCTTGCTAACTACGCCCTGTATCGTGGGAAACAAACCATAGGCGGGATCACAGCCACGAAGGCTTATACACCTGTCAATCTTTACTTTGCCAACATCGAACGCACAGTCTCAAATATCACAGCCAGGCAGCCCGTAGGCGAAGTCGTTGACCTGGACGGCATACAGGACGGCGTAGAAGAGATATTCAGCGTTAAACTCAAGAAGTGGTGGAAGGACACCGGCCAGCAGTTGAAGACAAGAGCCTCAGCCCGGACAATGGAAATCTATGGTATTACCCCTGAAAAGCCGTATTGGGACAAAGAACGGAAAGACCCTGACATTATGGTCACGGACCCCTTTGCCTTCTTCCCGGCACCGGGGAACTGGGATGATATGTCCACCGAGCCGCCCTATATCTGCTTTGCCTATCTGGATTTTGTAGACAAGGCTGAGAAGGATTTTGGCGTTACCGGAATTGACCAAGAAGATGCATATCAACTGTTAGGGATCGAGCGCGAGAAATACAAGACCGACAACTACACGGTATCACAGCAACGGATAGGTAACTACGCTGATCCCATGTATCAGGTAAAGCAGACTGATAGGACGGCCAGCGACAAGAAGATTGAGCGGTGTTTGATTATCGAGGTGTGGGTGAAGGACAGCCGGACACGGACAGTCAGGGAAGAAAACCCGGTCACAGGCCAGAATATCATTGGTATGGACATCCCGTTGACCGACGACCAGGGGCGACCCGTGTTCGAGGTGGTGAGCCGTAAAGAGCCCGTTTACCCTGATGGCATACGTAAGATCACGATTACCAAGCGCAAAGGGGACCAAAAGTCAAAAGATAGAAGCGAATATATGATCTTAGACGATTCGGCTAACCCGAATATCAATCCTGTATTAGAGGTAGAGTTAGCAGAACAAACGCATCCCTGGGGTAGATTCCCCATTTACACCGCCAATAGTTACCGGGATCTGGTGTCTGTGTGGGGATTCGCGGCTGCGGAACAGGTCGGGGATCTGATTGTTAAGATCAATCGGATCGTCAGCAAGCTCATTGCCTACGTGATAAATGTCATGGCACCTCCGCTGATTGTCCAACAGCACTGCGGGATTACCCGGGCGATGATTGAGAGCGCACTTACCAAGGCCGGGCGTCTTATCCTGATGCCAACCACACCCAATGCCCGGATTGAGTTCATGGAGATCCCGAATCTTCCCGCGACGTTCTTTCAGGTCTTGGAATTAATTATCAGACTATTTGACCGGGTTTACCAGATCGAGGACGCTGACCGGGGGCAGGCCCCAAAGGGTATCGTAGCGGCCTCTGCGATTGTGGCCCTCCAGGAGCGTAATCAAGTCCTCATGCAGGCCAAAACATCATCTATTGACACTATTGCAGAGCAACGAAGCCGTTGGGCGATAGGATTATGGCAGAACTTCGGGACTAAGAGCGAATGGGTGGAAGTTGCCGGAGAGGCTACGGAGTTTATAGGGTCTCGGTACGCTGGCAGGAAATTCAGTTATGTTGTTGAGGCGGGGAGTACGACACCGAGAACCAGCTTGCAGGTGCAGGAAATGGCTATGGGCCTGTATAAGGACGGGGCAATCGACCGTAGGGCCTTGTTAGAGTCCATCAACTTCCCGGCCTGGAAGGAAATCATTGAGAGAATGGGCGAGACTGAGCTTGATATGGCACTACAAATCTTGATTGCCGCCGGACTGCCAGAGGAAGAGGCTATGATGCTCAAAGAGTTCCTTGTGCAATCACAGGGAGGGCCGGGGGATACCAACCAGGGTGGAGGTAATGGTGGAGGCACGGGACAGGTTAAAACCGTGAAACCAGCCGGGCCGAAGTCGCAACAGGGTAAGATGCCGCCGGCGGGAGTGCAAAGGGGGTTGTAAATGGGTAAAGGCATGAGACTGAAAGAAGAGCGAAAAGCGACGGCACTGCAACCGATGATCGTGAATACCATATCAATAAACATGCTCAGTAATGGTGGGGTGAACGTATCCGGGCCGATTACCGACCCGATTCTGGTGTTGTCCGTATTCAGTAAGGCGTTTAATGCCCTGGCGGTGCACTATGCCCAGGAGAGAGATAAGCAAAACAAGATCGTCGTCCCGACGTCGGGGCTGATATTACCACATTAAGGAGGATAAGCTAATGCCAACAATGACGGAAAGATACAAAACTGACACGCCTTTTTCGTTTAGAGGGTTTGGCACTCCGGCTAAGAAAAAGAAGAAAGTCCCGGAAGAGATGCAGATCCCTCAAGGCGTTAAGCCTAAGCAGCTTCCTGTTACTCCAGGGGGTGGTGTGAACCCATCTTTCGGGCAGGGAACGGGGGGGTTCTCCTTGTCTACGGGCCCGGTTGATGAGGCCGCGAGAGAGAAACGGAAGGGCTTAACTTCTGTGCGGGGGTGGTAACTGATGCCTTTGTATGAATTTGAATGCCCTCACTGTTTTTCCAGGCAGGATAGAGTTTTTAGAATGGATGCCTGCCCTATTGCTGTTAGGTGCTCTCAGTGTGGTAAGTCGGCTAAGAAGATAATCAGCTTCGGCCACGGCGGGATACAAACCGACAATGATGTTCCATGGCTACCCTCTGCGGTGCAGGTGCTCCAGTCGGATCATGAGAGACCGATACAGACCAGGGGGGAGTACAACCGATATCTGAAGGATAAGGGGATTCAACCGGCGGGATGACAATAGACTTTGAACATACATGGTATTGGGAGCATTGGAAATTAATTAATCAACGGTCTGGTGCCATGACCCTTGTATGCTGGGGCCAGGAAACCAGAATATCACAACTTGAGGATAACGGAATTGACCGCCTTCTTGACGTTGATTTGAGCAAAAATACCGGAAAGACCGTTTGGCCCGTAATATGACTGATAAGGGAGGGTGATAATGATAAAACCAGTACCGTGTCGATGTGGCAGTATCCCAATTTTAGAACCTACAAATCCAAAACGGGACGGCAATGCTTGGGGGGCCGTAATATGTATCAATCCTGAATGTCCAGTGAAACCATGTGTTGAGGATGGAATACAGGTAGTTGATGACCGGGGAACAGCTAAGTATCAAGAAGCGGCTATTATTAGATGGAATGAATGGATGGCATGACCGACAACACTCAAAAGATTAACGATATGTTCGAGGGGTTCAAGAAGCGCTTCCTCTTATGGCTGGAAGGCAAGCCGACCGGGGAGTTCTCAATTAAGATCCCCGTGAACGATGGCGGGATCAGGGGTAGGCCGGATGTTGCGGTTAAGGAGAAGGTGTGACAGATATTCCAACAACGTATAAGTGGAAAACCGTATTATCTCCACCCCTTAATGTGCCTGATGAAGATATCGCATTTGTGGCGAAGCGTGTTAAGGAAGAAATGGAGAGGGTGATAGAGGCTTTAAATTCCTCACTTTGGGGGGAAGTTCCAAGGGAATCAAATTACCCGGCAACTCCCATTGAAGGATATTGGGGATTAGGAAGTGCGGGAAAGTAAATGGAATATGAAGACATAAATCACGCTGATTTCTTGCCGTGGCAAGCCCATGTTGGAGAAACTGCGCCTGACCTTAATATGGAGATACTTCGGGAGATGTTTTCAAGGCCCCCACTCACTACTCAGGACATTTATAATGAGATAGACAAACTTAACTTAACAATCTAACCGGACACATAAAGCCCTGCATTAGCAGGACACTCTAAGCCCGGGTTTTCACAGACAACACCGTAAAGGTGCTGTGAGGCCCGGGCTTTTTTATTTTAACCCACAAGGATCTGGGACAACCGTTGCGGGGCCTGGATTTCAGGGCAACCCCATAAAGCAATCGGCTCAGAAAGGAGAAACACCATGACAGCTACAGACGTGCAGAAAGCTAATGAGCCCATCGTCAAACCGGATACTACAGATGTCAAAACCGACACGCAAGCGCCGGTAGAACCCTATTTAGGGGCGTGGAAGACGAAAGAGGCGGCACAAGAGGGATTGAAAAACCTTGAAAGCAAATTGGGGAGTCAAGGGACCGAAATGGGAACTCTCAAAAAACAAGTTGAGTTCTTCCAACGACACCTTGAGGGCATGAGAACGCAACCCAAGGACGAACAACCCAAGGAAGCCCCGAAAGGCCCGGACTACGGACAGGAAATCAAGACTATAGAGAAACAAATAGCCGAGTTAGACCCTGACGAGCCGGGAAGTCAAAAACAATTGGGGAAGCTCATCGCTAAAGCGACTTCATTAGCCTGGAAGGCGGGATCGCAGGAAGGGTCCCAGATCGCGTTAAACGCGGCGCAGGCTGAGTTTAAAAATGCCTTAGACGAGCGGGACATACAGGCCATGCACAAGGATTTTTACCGACAGAATCAAGACTTCAGTACCCCGGACATGCAGATGAGAATCCAGGAATACCTTACCAATGACCAAACAGGTATGAGTGATCCTATGGTGGCATACCGGGAAATTCAGAGAGACGATGCTGCGGAAGCGGCGCGTATTGCAAAAGAGGAAAACGTGGAACTCAAACGCCTTCTGGAACTGAAGAAAGGCGAAGAGGCGACCGGGAAGGTGGTCACAAAAGGCCAAAGTCCCGCGCAACAGCAAACCAAACAACCAAAAGCGACAGGCGCAGACCTTGATAAAGGCATGATGGAGGCTTTGCAAAAAGCCAAAGGTGCCTAAGTCCTGTGCCTGATTGCACAGGAGGATATAGAAAATGAGTTTAATCAATCAATTGAACGCAACAACTGAGTATTTTTGGCTTCAGACCGAGCCCGAGGACATCCTGAACAAGGCGTCTGCCTTGCTTTGGAAGCTCATGGGTAAGGCCATTAAGCTGGGGAACTGGGAAATTCAGCCGTCCGAGACAGTGGATGGTGGCCTTATGGTGAAAGTTCCCCTGGAGTACGATATTTCAAACCATGGAGCCTACGGTAAGGATACCGTAATCAACCAGTCAAAGAAAAGCATCGTGGATGCTGCCCGGTTTAGATGGGCCGGTGCCTACGGTAGCAATACCTTGAACCTGGACGACATGACCCAGAATGCCGGGGATGAGGCCATTATCCGGCTGACCAAGCTCTATATGGGCAATATCAAAAAGGCCATTCGGGTGGATATGGCGTCCCAGGTGATTGCCGCTGCCGCTGATGCTGACAGCATTAACGGTCTGGGGGATCTTTTCAATACTACAACTTCAACCGAGTACGGGTCTATTGACACGGATGAAATGGCGGCATGGAAGGCCAACGTCATTGTGACCGTGGAGGCTATTTCCTTCGAGGTTATGCAGAAGATCTTCAGAACACCGGGTTTTGGCGGGTACGCCGGGACACGGCCTGACTTCTGCTGCACCACGGAACTACTCTGCGACGGCTATGAGAGGTCTTTGCATCCGCAACAGCGGTACAGAGATACCAAGATGGTAGAGGCCGGGTGGGATAACATCCTACACAAGGGCGCTCCGATTGTAGCCGATCCGTATTACACGGCTGGGGTGCTGGATGCCTTGAACACCAGGTTCATCAGTCTGCGGAGTCATCGTGACTACAACTTTACTACCCCGGAATGGGTGGCAAAGAAGGAAGGCGGACAGCCGGACACTATGACGGCTAATAGTCGGTGGAGAGGCAATTTGTTTTGCAGTAACAGGCAAATGTCAGTTCGTCACACGGGCCTGACCGAGCCTGCATAACCTTAACCCTTTAACTTCTGGGGGGCTGCACTTTGAGAGCCCCCAATAAAGGAGAAATATTATGGAAAGAGTTTTAACAGTCGGGGGCAATGCTGCCACTCGACCCATTACCGACTTTCTCATCGGGAACATCGGCAC